GGAATTCATGCAGCGGTCAATTCGATCTTGTGTTGACATCAGCTACACATCTGGTTAGGATCTGTGTATCTGTTGTGTATTCATTTGGAGATGCCATGCGCGACGCCGCCATCAATCTGCGTGCCCTGCCTCAGCAACGCGACCTGATCGACCAGGCCGCGAGCCTTCTGGGTAAAAACCGCTCTGACTTCATGCTGGAAGCCGCCTGCGACAATGCCCAGTCGGTGCTCCTTGACCAGGTGTTCTTCAGCCTCGATCACGCCAAGTTCCGGGAGTTCACGGCCATGCTGGATGCGCCGGTACAACCTAACCCAGGACTTGAGCGCTTGCTGGCGGTCAAGGCCCCCTGGAAAGTTGGCGCATGAACTTGTGTGCCCCGGAGTCGTTGTCGCCGGATCACCAAGTCAGCTCATTCGCCTGCGGCGAATCGACGCTCGACGAGTGGCTCAAACGCCGCGCTCTGGGCAACCAGACCAGTGGTGCCAGCCGCACGTTCGTCGTCACGACCCCAGAGCGTGAGGTCATGGGCTACTACGCTTTGGCTGCAGGTGCCGTCGCGCACCAAGACGCTACCCGGTCCATTCGTCAGAACATGCCCGACCCGATTCCAGTGATGGTCCTGGCCCGTTTGGCTGTCGATGCCCGAGCGCAAGGAATGAAACTGGGGGCAGCCTTGCTTCAGGATGCGCTGCAGCGCTGTGTACTGGTATCGCAAAACACAGGTGTGCGAGCCATGCTTGTGCATGCACTCAACGATCGTGCCCGCCAGTTTTACGAGTACTACGGTTTTAAGGCGTCGCCCGCACATCCCATGACACTGATGCTGCGGATCAATCAGTCATCAATCTGATCTTCAGCCAGCGATTTCAGCCCAGGGATCGTTCTTGTCGACCAAATCCTGCGGCACCTGAACCCGCGAGCGGGATGCGGGGGTGAACCCCATCTCCGTCTCGTAGCCCTTCATCTCCTGGGCCAGATCACGGATCACATCCATGAGCGGCGAGCGACGCAAGATGCCGCTTGGGGTTTTGATGATCATGCCGGCCACACCCGATCGATTGATTTTGCCCAACGCCTCACGGTAAAGCCCTGCGCAGTTGGCCCAGCGCTCGAGCACGGACGCGTCAAGCGATGACAACAAACCCGGCGGTGCGTTCTCCACCGCATAGATCCAGGCCTCCTTGGCAACATCGGACATGTACTCAGGTGGCTCACCCAACTGCCCCCCTGGTCGAGGCTCATGCGGGTTGGTTCGGCACTTCTGAAGCGTGCCCTTAATCTTCTTGACCGCCACAGGCAACGGTTTACGGCCGGCCATAGGGTTCCAGCTCTTCAGCTTTGACTGCAAACTGCGAAAGCTCAGACGAGGTCATTGCGCGCAGATCCTCCGCATGGGCCGGGGACATGTCTTCCGGTCCCGCAGGAATCCAGGACGACGCATCTAGCCTCTGTATCTCGGCCAGGTCTGCCATGTAGGCCTGTTCAGCGGTCAGTTCTGGCATTGGCTTGTTCAAAAAAAGTCTTTCAATTTGCACGCGGAAAAATTCGGGCACGCCCACGCATCTGCTGCGGCCAACTCCAGAGATTCAGACCCCCTCCCCCCAGCAGGGGAGGTTTACCCGCTAACCCTTGCCTCACGCCGCGCACGCTCCGTCGCGGTCTTGCGGTTGTGACAGGACACGCACAACGCCTGCAGGTTGGCGGCATCAAAGCGCTCGCCACCGTCCTTGATCGGCACCACGTGGTCCACCACGCTGGCCACCACCAAGGCACCAGAGCGCTCACAGGCGCAGCACAGCGGCCTCTCCCGCAGTACCGCAGCCCTTACCGCACGCCAGCGGCTTGATTGATAGAAGCCGACCTCCACATCGAAACCACGCCTGGCGCGCCCGTAGTCACGGTGCATCGCCGGTCGGTGCGTTGCGCAGTAGCCCGGTGTAGCCAGTACCGCGCTGCATCCCGGGTATCGGCAGGGTGTCGGGGCAGATCTCGGCATGGTGTTCGCATCACCTTGCTTGCAAGCAAGAACTTCGGCTCAGCTTCGACTGATTGACTTGTCTTCTGCGGCGAGAAGAGCGTTCATAGCCACACCATCAACCGCATCAAGGCGATCGCGATGACCACCACCCAGACGAACACCCAGCAGCCAGAGTTCACGCTCGACGAGCTGGGCTTCCTGCAGACCGCACTGACCAAGGTGCTGGCTGCCGCCGCCCGCGGCGAGATCGACCTCAACCGCCTGGCCCGCGAGGAACTCGCCAACCGCGGCCTGGACACCCAGGGCAAGTGGGTTGGCTTCACCCAGGCTCGCCTGGCCCATCAGCTCGACGCGCACCAGTGAAAACCCAGCAGGAGCACACCATGAACCAAGACATCACCGCGACCCAGCAAGCCGTCCTGGCCTATGCCCACGAGCACCACCACGGCCAAGTGCTGTGGTTCCCCGACACCGTCAAGGGCGGCGCCAAGGCCAAGATCGTCGACAGCCTGACCGCACGGGGCCTGATTACCCATACCGAGCAGGGCCTGACCTTGACCGACGCCGGCTACGCCGCGCTGGGTGTGGCGCCACCGACGGGGCAACCGACACAACCCAAGGCGCCGCGCGAGCACAGCAAGCAAGCCCAGGTCATCGCCATGCTCCAACGTCCCGAGGGCGCCACCATCTCGCAGATCTGCGAGGCCACCGGTTGGCAGCAGCACACCGTGCGCGGCACCTTTGCCGGCGCCTTCAAGAAGCGCGGCCTGGCCATCACGTCGACCAAAGAGGCGGGTGCCGAGCGGGTTTACCGCGCAGCCTGATCAGGAGACCTTAGATGAGCACCACCACGATCACCATAGACGGCACAGACATCCAGGTCGAACAACTCGGCACTCCGCTTGCGTTCACCCGCAAACCGCGCGATCTCGGTGAGCTGTCAGGCTCCGATGGCACCCAGGTGGTCTATGTGACCGAGACACGCGAGATGAGTCCAGCGGAGTTCGACGCCTTCGGCCGGGACCTGCTGCGCTCCCGTCCTTGGCTCGCTGGCAAAGGGGGCTACTACGGCAAGGGGCGCCTGTGCATCGAAGTGTGCGCGCCGGACCGGCCCCGTCTCTATGTCGACCCTTCAGGCGGGGACTACGCTCGGTACGTTGCTCGCCTGGGGTGAGTCTTCTGCGGGTTCACCGACTCGGACTGCTTTGCCACCGGTGAACTCCTCCCAGCGCTTGACGATCACATCCACGTACTTCGGATCCAGCTCGATGAGGCGCGCGCGCCGGCCGGCTTTTTCGCAAGCGATCAGTGTGGAGCCTGAACCGCCAAATGGGTCGAGCACCAGGTCGCGCGTCTTGCTGCTGTTGCGCACCGCACGCTCGACCAGTTCCACCGGCTTCATGGTGGGGTGCAGGTCGTTCTTCTGCGGCTTCTTGACGTTCCACACATCGCCCTGGTCGCGTGCGCCGCACCAGTAGTGGTCGGTCCCCTCGCGCCAGCCGTAGAGGATCGGCTCGTACTGGCGCTGATAGTCGGCGCGGCCGAGCGTGAAGGTGTTCTTGGCCCAGATGATGAAGGTGGACCAGCGACCCCCGGCGGCGCGGAAGGCGGACTGCAAGGTGTCGAGCTCCGAGGAACTCATGGCGATGTAGACCGCACCCTTGGTGGAGTTCAGGATGTTCTGGCAGGCGTCCTTGAGGAAGCTGCCGAAGCCTTCGCCCAGGTTGTCATTCAAGATGGGGCGGTTCTTGCCGCGCATCTTGTCCTTGGCCGTGTTGGCGTAGTTGACGTTGTACGGCGGGTCGGTGAAGGTCATGTCCACCAGTTCCTCACCCAGGAGCGTCTTGTAGTCCTCGGCTTTGGTGGCGTCGCCACATAGCAGCTTGTGCTCGCCGAGGAGCCACAGGTCGCCGGTCTTGGAGATGGGTGTCTCCGGCACATCCGGCACAGCGTCGTCATCGGTCAGGCCATCCTTGGTGGCTTCCTCGCCGGCGATCAGCGCTTCCCATTCATCGGAGGAGAAACCCGTCAGGCCCAGGTCGAAGCCGGCCTCCTGCAGCTCGGCCAACTCCAGGCCGAGGAGTTCGTTTTCCCAGGAGGCGTTCTCGCCGATCTTGTTGTCCGCGAGGATCAGCGCCCTGCGCTGGGTGTCCGTCAGATGAGCCATCGGTACCACCGGCACCTCGCTCATGCCGAGCTTGCGTGCCGCCAGCAGACGGCCGTGGCCAGCGATCACGTTGTTCTGCCCATCGATAAGGATGGGTGCACCCCAGCCGAACTCGCGGATGCTGGCGGCAATCTGCGCCACCTGGGCATCGCTGTGCTGCTTGGCATTGCGGGCGTAGGGAATCAGCGCGTCGACCTGGCGATATTCGACGAAAACGGGGTTCATGAAGACGGGCAATGAAAAACCCGCCGGGTGGTGCCAAATGGGCCACCGGGCGGGTTGCATATGTGGGTTGATCGAAGACGTATGTCTCGCGACCGTAGCGACAATCTAGCGCAGATCCTTGAAAAACGCGACAGCCCTCAATTTGTGGTTTGTTGTCAGTTGTTCGCGTCGATTCGAAAGGGTCATCAGGGCTCCAAAACTTCTATCAAGATTTTTCGGTCACGTTCTCCGTCAGAAGGTCAATGGCTGCCTCCCAGCGCCGCTGTGCGGTGCGGGGTGACACGCCGAACCGCCGGCCAATGTCATACCACCGCCAACGCTCGGCGCGCATCCACACGAGCTTGCGCTGCTCCACCTCCAACCACTGCATCCAACGCATCACCACCAACATGCGATCGATCTCCGTCGGACTGGGCGGGAATCGATACACCGGAGCGTCTTCGCTGGCCATGCGTTCGTACTCGGAACGAACGATGGTCGGCCACAGGTTGAAGTAGCCCTGCACACGAACCGGTGGCAATCGATGGGCCGTGCGTGCAGCCTCATGCAGCCAGCTGATCACTTCATCGGCTGTCCATTGCATGATCGGTGTGCTCATCTCAGCCCTCCTGCGTGTCCAACGCCCAGTGCAACAGCGCGAGGGCATCGGCTTCGTTGTCATCCTTCACCTGATGGCCAGCCGCCCGCATCGCTGCAACCATCTCCTCCTTGCTGGCATTGCCCTTGCCGGTGGCGTGCTTCTTGATCGTTCCCACCGGCACCCCTTGGTACGGCAGGTTGTGGTGCTCGCACCATGCGGTCAGCGTGGCCAGCAGGCCGCCATAGACATGGGCCGCATCCACGCCTGCGTGTCGACGGACCTCTTCGAAGTACACGCTGTGGATTTCCGTGGCCAGATGGCGCAACTCCGTGAGCCAACGCTTGAAGCGCAGGTAGCGCATGCCACCGCCTTCGTAGCGGCTGGGCTTAAAGGCGGTGGACCCATGCGTGAGCTGACCATCCAGCGTGCGCATCGCCCAGCCAGTCGTGGTGCCCAGATCAATCGCTAGGACCGCCGTGCGCGGGGTGCACGCAGGACCCACCGGGCCGGCGATCTCCCTACGTAACGGAGAGAGGGCGTTAGCCCCCTCTCCTACGTAGTAGGAGGGGGAGATTTCGCCAACTTCGGAGAAAGTGAAAAGTGAATGAAAACAAGGACTTGGCTCAGTTGGCAACTTTTGCCAACTGCCAACTGCCAACTGAACCGGGAAATCGCTAAGTGATTGATCGGTAAAGGAATTAAGTTGGCAACGCTCTGCCAACTGAATCCA